CGGACAAAGCGTCCTCTGTATTTGCAGTTCATTAAAGAAGTTTCTGTGTAGCGAGCAGGTTGTTTTCCTGCTCCCTCCAATCCATCGGAAACGGCTTCAGTAGATCCTTCGCCGTCAACTGGGGTGGATGACGCCCTGCGAGGATCGCTTCGACAATAGTCGGCGATAGGTAAGCCAGACGAAGTACTCGGCTAACATACGATCCGTCGATTTTCTCCGCAGCTCCGAGCTCATCGATCGAAGTGTAGGCGCCGCTGGATAGCAACCGATGCCAACGGTAGCCTCGAGCAATGAGCTTGATCATAGTGTTGTCGATCCGCGCTGCAGGTTGTGTGACAGCGCGAGCGCCATCCGGGGTCAGCATGATTTTTTGACCGCCCCGAATTCTGATCTTGAGCGGTATCTCGGTTACCAAGGCAGGTTTGCTCGAGTCTACCGTCATGCGGCCTTCTCATTCGGTAACTGCTGCAGCGTTGTGCGTAGTAAGCGCGACATGCCGTCCTCCCGCCACGCGATACTCACGCCGGTACGACGCAGCGTGATCCTCTCGATCAGGGTTCGAATGATTTGGGCTTGCTCAGCGGGGAAAAGGTTTTCCCACACGTCTTCGATAGACTTCAGCGCTTCAATCACGCGAGCTTCGGTGATGTTGGGTCTCAGCGACCTGACCTCGCGAACCGTGTGTGCGAGGATCTCGGGCGAGCGTAGGGCGGCTTTAACCTGATCGACAATAACGGGCTCGATCTCGCGTGCAGGAATGCGTTGTACCTTGCAGACGTCGGGGCCGATCTTGATCGCATCCGTGTTCACGTAGTATCGATAGACCTTCGGGCCTTTGTTGGTCCACGACGGTGTGAACGGGCGGCCCTCCGGCGAAAAAATTAGGCCTTGAAGAATCGACGGGGTCTTGGTCGTACGGATAGCGGCACGGCCCTTAACCCCTGGGCTTCCCGTCTGAATCAGCGATCGAGCTTGATCCCAAAGCTCCTTGTCGATGATCGCTTCGTGCTGTCCCTGGTAGTGGTTTCCCTTGTGGGCCGCGATACCAGCGTACACGGGGCTCCGTAGGAGCCGGTAGACGTAACTCTTATCGATCAGCTTGCCTTGGCGGTGCACGCCCTTTGATGTGATCCACGTTTTGGAGGTCACACCACGCTTGCGTAGGTCGCGCACTAGATGGGTTACGGACGGCAGCGCAATAAATCGCGTAAACACCTCTTTGACGAGTGCCGCCTCGGCGGGGTTTTGAACGAGGCGCCGATCGACGACGTCATAGCCATAGGGCGGGACACCGCCCATCCAGATCCCGCGTTGTCGGGAAGCGGCAATTTTGTCGCGAACCCGTTCTCCAGATAGTTCGCGCTCAAACTGCGCGAAGGAGAGCAGAATATTGAGGGTCAGGCGACCCATGGAGGTCGTCGTGTTGAATGACTGCGTGACGGAAACAAACGTGACCTGATTCGCGTCGAAGATATCGACTAGCTTGGCGAAATCGCTAAGCGAACGTGACAGGCGATCGATCTTGTACACCACGATGATGTCGACGGCGCCCTGTTTGACGTCGTTGAGCAGGCGTTGCAGGGCGGGGCGATCCATGTTGCCCCCGGAATAACCGCCGTCGTCATATCTCTCACGGAGGACAGTCCAGCCCTCAGACTTTTGACTGGCGATGTAGTTCTCGCACGCATCGCGCTGCGCATCGAGAGAGTTGTAGGTTTGATCCAGGCCCTCCTCGGTGGACTTGCGGGTGTAAATCGCACATTTCAATTGACGCGCGGTGCTCATGTCATACCCCGGCTCGAAGCAAAGCCAAAGAACGTCCAGCCGTTACGGTTGGTGCCTGTGATTGCGCGGGCAATCCCGGAGAGCGAGTTGTATCGCCGGCCGTCGTACTCGAAGTAATCGACACCAACGGTGACTTCATGGGGCACGCCTTGCCAGTACCGGATGAGGCGCGTCCCAGCAATCGGCCGGTCATCCGCGCGTCTGCGTCGGATTTCGCTCTGGCCTCCGTCCAACTGCTCGCCAAGTAGCTCTAGCTTGCGCACCGTTTCGCGCTTGAGTCCGCCGTATGCCAGCTCCTGAATTCGGTAAGCGAGGCGCGACTCAACATGGCGTCGGTTGTACGGTGGTGGCTCTTGCTCAAAAAGATCGCGCCACAACTGCTTCAGCTCCGAAAACGGGGCAGATCGTAGGCTAGCGACGCGGGCAACAATCAGGTCATTCATCGGTGGAATCCTCTTTGGTGGACACGACCGTACTACCGCGTGGTTTTTGCAAGTTATCAAGTTGTTGATGACCTGTGAGTAATCGTATGACGCCGACGCTCAACAGTGCGGCGATCGTTTCGATCGGCGAAATGTGGATTGCGTGACGCTCTGAATGATGTTGATGTTTAGTCGGCATGAACATTCATACCGATCCCCGCAAAAGGTTTTCTCAGGCGTGTCGCGTCGCGATCCGCGTGCAGTGCCGATGAGCACGTCAAGAGCGGATTGAAGTCGAGGGTGTGGAAGCAATCACAACTACGCATGAATTTTCACAAGCGTATGAATCATCTTGAAAAACCCGTTCGCTATCGTTTGGTTTTCAAATGATCCGTATTCGGCGTGCGGTTCGTTATAAACATATGAATTTATTATGAAAAACGGGATCCCAATTATCGCATTGACGTGCTTGCGGACCCGAAGTTTCCGCGCAAAGATTTCGCCATCAATCAACTTTCGATTGGAAATCGAATAGACACTCGGTCAGCTTGATTCACTCAAATAAAAAAAATCGCAGCGGCATTGATCAGCGCAGTGGTAACGAGGGGTCATCGGTGAAACAGTCGAATCCGAGTCAAGAGGTCTGGTATGAAAACGAATAGTTTCAGGTCTGTCTCCGAGGAGCTGCTTGCTTACTCCGCCGTATATCGAGTGCCGATCGCAGCAGCGTTGTGGTGTGGAGTCCCTGCCACCGATGCGGAGAGCTTTTTACAAGACTCGAGTGTTGAAGTGGGTCGAGGGGTCTTCGAGAGTCCGTTCGTTGAAAACCTAGAAGTGAGATGTCGCGCGCTTCACCATGCGATCGAACGGGGGCTCCTGCACTGTTGCGGCGAGCATGGAAAGATTATTGAAGGGTACGTGGCGCCCGAAAAGCGGTACGTCGCGCGTCGCGACTTAAAGCAGTGGATGGCGCAGGAATTCGAGAGCGAGAAACCGTCGTTCTTGTTTGGTGAGGCGGAGCGGCGCGCGCACGTCGACACGTTGCGTCGGTTGCGGGGAGATCGTGACGTTCTGACGAGTCAGATGGATCAATTGAAGGCGTGCTACGCCGAGGTTATTGAAGGTCGCGATCGTCTCACGCGGGAGCTCAATGCCGTTGCGGCCAAGAGCGCTCCTGAGCGACCCATTCCAGCTCGGGCCGAAACGACGTACCTGAATATCATCGGTGCGTTGCTGGATCTGCTCGTCGCTAGAAGTCCTTCTGATAATCGTCGATCTCTTTTCCCCAGTCAGGCAGCGGTTATCACCGCGGTGGAGACTCGGTTCCCGAGTAAGGAAGGGCTGTCGCAGCGAACACTTCACGACAAGTTCGCTGCGGCCAAGCGGAGTCTTGATAAGTGATCGGTGCCCAGATGTGTCGCCGCAATTGCGGTGGTCAACACCGCAACTGCGGTGTTTTCGGTAAGTCACCGCAGCCAAATTGCCGTTACGTTGGTAACTCGGACAGGTAATCGAAATGACCAAGAACAAGAAAACATCAATGACGCCTCGCGTTATTGCGACCGCAGCGATCGGGGTGGGCAGCATGGAGCGCTTAGATGCGAGTGCGCCTTCGGTGGCGAATGACCCGTTCATTGCCGCCACGGTGAACGCTGCCGCGGCTCGGTCGCGACGTGCGGCGGTAAGCGCTGGGCTGACGGACGAGGAACGTGATGACCTGTTTCAGGAGATTGCGCTCGATATCCTCGAGCGTCACGCTGGGTTCGATCCGGCGCGAGGCGCTGCGGGAACCTTCACTGGCGTCGTCTCTGCTCATCGCACCGCAGATTTTCTGTCTGATCGGAGCAAAGACAAGTTGCGGTATATCCCCACATCAACAGACGATGTCGATTTCCTGGAAGTCGTCTCTGTGAATTCGGGTGGCCAAGCGGGTCACGTTAGTTTTGATGCAGCCAATGACGATTTGATTGAGAGCAAAGTGCCCGGCGAAGCGGAGCAACGGCCGCTGTGGCAAGAGCCTGAAGATCACGCCCTCGTTTGTGGTGCCGCAAGCGACCTAGAAGCAGCTTTTCGCTCGATGAGCGATGAGCAGCGCAGCCTGTATGAACTGCTTTGCCATCATCAGGACGTGCCTGCTGCTGCAAAGGTATCCGGCATGTCATCGGCGACCTTTTATCGGCGCGTGGCCGACTTAGAGATGCACTTGCGCATGTTCGGATTTAAGACCGCCGCCTGATCCTAAGGGTGGCTGAGAAAACCGAACTGCTCAGTCCGTAAAAACCTTCATCAACCAATGAAACGTCGTCTCCCGATGGTCGGGAGGCGGCGAGGGGCCCGCTTATGCCTGAAAAACGTGAAACGACGAGTTACGACGTGTTATCCGGAATCCGGATCACACCGGCGCTTCGCGTGCGACCGGTGCTAACCGAGGAGTTGCTCTGTGATTGGATCGCCTCCGCGCACGCGGGTGAGGCGATCGTTTATCACGAGGGGTTTCTCACGCTTGATCGATCAGCTGCCGAGAGTGCGTTGCCCGAGCGCGAACGCGCGAGGGTGCATGCGCTTGCGCGACGTGCGTGGATCGCGAGCGAACTCGGGCTGCTGCGTCTCTTCAGTCAGCGGGTAGGCGATGGCCACTACCGGTACTTGGCTGTGCGTGCATCAAGTCGCCTCACCCCGCCTGACATCCGGCACCGACTTCGCACATCAAAGTCGCTTCATTTCAGTACGCACTGAGGTCCCTATGAGAAACGAAATCGATGTCATGACCGCGTTATCTGGGCTATCGCTCGGCGAGTTAGCAGGTCGATCACTCAGCGATATTGATCGACTCCTCCGCGATATCGAAGCCGTGAAGGAGCGCGCTCAGCAGTATCAGCAAGTGCTGCAGGGAGAGCTGGATCACCGCTATAGCGCTCGCGCTCACGCACTACGGCAAGAGGCGGGCAAGACCACCGGAACGGTTCGATTGGAAGATGAGGGCTTTGTCGTCGTTGCGGATCTCCCGAAGCGGGCGGAGTACGACCAGCGAAAACTTAAAGAGGCGGTCGAGGCACTTCGTAAGTGGGGCGAGGACCCAGCGCACTACGTCGAGACGCGCTTCCAAGTATCCGAGACCAAATACAACGCGTGGCCACCTGCAGTTCGGAAGCTCTTCGAACCGGCACGCACGGTGAAGACCGGTCGGCCGACCTATCGCCTTGAGCGAGTCGATCCGAATGGGCTACCCGCGGCAGCTAATGACGATCACTTTTCGGAGGTTTCCTGATGGCTATTTCCCTTGCACAGCTCACCCGGGCGAGTGCGCCAAAGGCGCCGCGTATCTTGATTCACGGCGTGGCCGGCGTTGGCAAGACGACCTTCGCCGCCGAGGCTAAAGCGCCGGTGTTCGTGGCCACCGAGGATGGACTCGGGACACTCGGCGCAGCGCACTTTCCGCTCGCGCGCACATTCGATGAGGTGTTGGAGTCGCTCTCCGCGCTCTACAGCGAGCCGCATGAGTTTTCGACTGTGGTCATCGATAGCGTCGACTGGCTCGAGCCGCTCGTGTGGGCCAAGGCCTGCCGCGATAACGGCTGGGGTTCGATCGAGGATGCGGGCTACGGCAAGGGCTATGTGGCCGCACTCGGGCTCTGGCGCCAGTACATCGAGGGCCTCAACGCCCTTCGGGACGATCGCGGCATGACGGTGGTGCAGATTGCGCACACCGATATTAAGCGCTTCGACAGTCCAGAGCACGATCCGTACGATCGTTATGTCATCAAGCTGCACAGCCGTGCGGCGGCACTGCTGCAAGAGCACTCGGACATCGTGCTCTTTGCGAACTACCGCATCTCCACTGTGAAGTCGGAC